TCTCTTTTTTTATTTAGTCTAAAATCTTCCCAACCATCAGCGTTTTTACCTTTGTTTAGTTTAGCTGTTACCAATCCCATCAGAGTACCACCATACGCTTTACCTATGTATCTATCGTATTCAGTTTTAAAAAATTCAGTAAGTTTTTCGTGTAATCTGTCGGTTGAAATATCTGGTGTGTTTTCTTCTTTGAAATGTTCATTAACAAATTGAATTAAATAATCTCTTACGGTTGCTTGAAATTCAACTTCTTCAGTAGAAATTTGTTCTTCAGTTGTTGTATCGCTATCAGTAGTTTCTTGACCTTGTTGTTCTTCATCAAAGAAAAAACTAAAACTATTATCAAGTTCTCCTACAAAGTATTGTTGTTTATTTTCTAAACGAACTTGTTGAAAGTCCTCTTCTAATGATACTCCATCAACACGACTTTCGAATGATTGTAATACTCCACTTGAATCTCTTAGTGGTTGTTTAGCATCAACAACTGAACCTGATATGTTTAGTGATTTTTTTAAATCTTCAATTTCATTTTGATATTCTAAAACATCACCTGACAATACATTATCATATAGTTCTGATTTTTTCTTAGCGTCACTTGGTAAATAAGGCATTTTATCTCACCACTCTAAATTCATAATCATCATCATAGAAGTTTATTTGTTCGTCAGTAGTATCACTACCACTAACTACTTTGATACAAAATCTATAATTTCTTTCTGCTTGTAGTCCGTCCATTTGTATATTAAAGAAATTACCTGTTGAGTCACAACTAATTTTTGAACCTGTACCAAATGGAATTATTTCTTCTTCTGTCTCTGCGTCTCTAACTGAATAGAAAGCAGATGCACTTGGTAAATATTTTACATCTAATTCTGCTGGTGTTGTTGCGAAAGCAGTAGTAGGATATAATTCTCTACCAACTATTCTTAATTTAACTTTTGTGTTTTCTTTGTATTCTGGTCTTATATTTTTAAAATATACTTTTAATCTTTCTAAGTCTGTTGAACTTAGTGGTGATAAACTACCTGTTGACCAAACTGAATCGTCCCACACTGCTTCTAATTTAGGTGGGTAGATTGTATGTGTTTCTCTACCAAAAAACTTTAAGTTTCCTAAACGGGTTGAATCACCTTCTTGTCCTGAATTGAAATCAAAACTTGCTGTTGCATTATTATTTCCATAAGAACCACTATCCTCTCTCTTGATGATAAAGCCGTTGTTCGGGTAAACTGAACTTGAGTAAATATGATTATTGACTAAATCCGTTACATCTGCTCTGATATCTTTTTTATCAAATGTGATATCAAAAGAAGAACTGATTCCATACTCTTGATTAGCATCAAGACTAGCTGTAAACCAAGTACCACCCTCAGTCAATACTGAACCTGTAATCCAAGGTGTCTCAGCATCGTGGTCTCTATATTGATAACTTACTCCGTCTGATGTTACTGGATTGTGGTCAAGTTTTCCTGTTCCTTGTTTCCAACTACCACTAACCATATAAATGTGAAGTGGTTGTTCTGCTTCAACTTCTTCAGAAGTTGCGTCATATAAATTTAAGAAGAACTTTGTTGTCGCTGGCATTAGACCACTTTGAATTGATTCTGAAATATATGTTAAGTCAAAATCAATCAATACTCTTGATACATTACCTACCGTACCATTATTGTTTACAACTTTATTTATTTCTAATATCTCATCTAATCCAGTGTTTCGTGAAGCTGTTGTTCCACCTGAATAGATTGTAGCGTCTCTTTTTCCAAATTCAAAATAATGCATTATTTATCTCCCAATACTCTACCCTCGATATCTGTATCAGGGAATTTCAGTTCAAATATACTTGGGTCTAATGAAGGATATATAACTCCATCTTTTGATGCGGAATCTATATCGTAAACATTACCACTATAATTGTCTGTTGTTAAATGTTTGTTCTCAATAACAATTAAATTCTTTTGTGGGTTATTTGTTTCTGGTGGAACTATCGAAACAACTCCATCCACTAATGAAATCTGATATGCTAAATCACTTAACACAATCGGTTGATTGATTTGCCACTTTTCTGTTGCAAAGAAGTTCTTTACTTGTTGTATCGCTCTAAACAACACATCATTTTTATTATACCCTCTACGAGTTATGATATTAAACTTAACACCAATGTTTATAACATATGCGTCTTTAAGATTAATCGCATCTGTCAATACTCTATATTGTGAAAGATATAGTTTTAAATTTTCTTTTACTGCTTGATTAACTTGAGTTAACTTTTTATTTCCTGTATATCCTAACAAATACATATTCAATGCAAGTGGATTAGGTATTGTTGATACATTTCCCACTCTTTTCACTACACCATCGATAACTTCTAATTGTCCGTTTTCTTCTAATTGTTCATCTTGAACAATAAATGCTTTTGCTATATTACCATATTTTTGTGGTAAAGAGTATACTCTTGTAATGTAGTCTGCTCTTGTTACTGCTCTGTTTTGTGCATTGAAGTATGCTGCAGCGTTCTCTTTTATTTCCGTTAGTGTTTCTTGACTTGCACCACCTGAAGAAGGTTCTTCATTAAATACTGCTAATGTTGCATTTGATGTATCTTGCAAATCACCATTTAAGCCCGTCGTGCTATTGGTGTATGTTTTTCTATTGAATCTATTGATAGCATTAGAAGGAACATTATCTTCAACTGCCCCACCATAATTGTAAGTTACAGTAAGTGTTGTATTGCTTGGTGCTAATCCAAATGTTTGTGTTTTTAAGAAATTAGTTGGGTCATAAGATTCATCTAATCTTGAAATGCCTGTTCCTAATGATGAACCAACATTATCTGGATTTGGTATCAACTCTTCATCAGCATCTGAACTAATTCCACTACCAAATCTTAATTCCATTTTATTATCATCACGAACATAAGTTGTAAATCTTCTTGGTGTTTTGATTAGTTTTAATAAGTAAGGAGCGTCATTTTGATATTGTGATAACGCTGGGTCATTGAGTGTTGTATTTTCTTCCGATTCAAACACTGTATCTTGTGCTAAGAAAGGAACTTCATAGTATTTGTTATTTTCACTATCCACTACTGATACAATTTCCGTTACCTTTTCGTTTGATAAAACTATCTTGTCAAACTTTTTAGCACTTGTAAATGCAAATGTTTCTGACTCTCTTGTTCCTGATTTTGCTAATACTTTTTTAGTCAACCTATAATTTGTTGGAATATTGCCTGAAGCTGGCTGTAATACTTCCACATCCATTGGGTCTAATGAACTTGATGCTTTAAAGTTTACATCATCTAATAAAGTAAATTCTGTTCCGTTTGTTGACAATACGGTAGAATTAGAACTTAGTATACCTGCATAATCTAAATCTGCTTTATAATTACCACCACCTAAATCCTTAGCAGGAACATCAACTTGTAAAGTTAATTCTGCTGTTGAAGGTGCTGCTAATTTTGGTTTATATCCATATGATTGTGCAATCGCTAATACATTTTTTCTTTCTTCTGCAAATTGTAAAAGTGTTTCTCTGAATTGATTATCAACATAGTAATTCAATACATCACCAACATACGCTGCCATTTCAACAAACATCATACCTGGTGATGCTTCGTTAAAGTCATTGTATGTATTTGGGAAATAAGTTTTCGCAAACTCAATAAGATTTTGTCTTATATCACGAAAGTCTCTACCAAGATAGTTTACCTCTTTCTTTACTAATTTTTTATTTGTTCCGTAGTCTACTTGCCTCGGCATTTTTATTCTCCAATATTAAAATTAAATGTTAATGTGTCAAATGAATCTGGCTCTAATGTTACTGAAAAGTCTATCGATACATCAACTTGATTACCCTCTTGAAACATATTTATCTCATTGATGATAACATAAGGTAACCAATTTGATACTGCCTCTCTGATAGCTTCATCTATTTCAGTTTCAACATCTTCACCTTGATTAAAAAGAACATCAGTTAAAGTTGAACCAAATTCTGGTTGCATGACTCTTTCACCTTTTGAAGTTAATAATAAATTTCTCATATTAGATTTTGCTTGTTCAAGTATTGTTTTTGTTTTATAAAAAAACCCTTCTTGACTATGGTCTAATGGAAATCTAACTCCAACATAGATGTCATCATTTTTATCTATTTCTCTTACACTTGCCATTATGGTCTAAAGTTATCACCTTTTTTCTTATTAATTGCTTTCATCAAACCAGAATAATCACGAGTCAATGCATTTTGAACATCTTCAGGAACTTGGTCTACTGATACACCTGCTTTCTTGATTGAGTCAACTGCTGCCATTTCTCTTGCTCTTTCTTTATTCTGTCCCATACCTAAATCACCATAACCTAAGACATCTGCCATATTGTCAGAACCTAATACTCCACCGCCCAATGTTGGATACTCATCAGTTTGTCCTGATGAACCCAATGGTTTGGTGTTGTTCAATACTTCATTCAACGCTTTGTCTTTTGTGTATTGTTTTTTAGATTTTTTCTTAATTACCTTTTTAGGTGTTGGTTTAGAAATCGTTTCTGATAATTTGATTTCTTCTTTATCATTAATAAATATCTCTGTCATCTGTTTTTTGACTTCTTTACGGACGACTAATTCGATTATTTTTATTAATTCATTTTTCTTCATTACTACTCCTGTTTAGTTATAAATTCATTCCTTCGTTAATTAAATCTGCTATTATTCCCATTGAAGACAACTTTTGTGCGTCTTGTTCTTTTTGTTGAGAAAAAGTTAATAGTTCTCTAACTTGTGGTGAACCACCAAAGTCAAGATATCTTTTTACATCTTCAGTATCTGCACCATCTGCAATTACATCTCTGATGTCAGTTGTATCCACTGGTGGATTGTTTGGGTCTGCTTCATAAGCATCAAGTGCTTCTATAATTGTTTGTACTGAACCACCACCATTTTGTATGACATCAAATGCTGCATTTAGTGCTGCCACCGCTACAGCTGCTGCAGCTGCCTGTGCTTGTATATTTTCTACCTTAGCTTTTGCAGCATCTACATCATCAAAGAACTCATCCCAAGCAAGCATTTGTTCAGGTGGAAGAGTTTTTAAATCATTCAATCCAAGTTCTTCAGTTAGTTCATTTAACGATACGGTTTTCCACTCTTGTTTATTCACCCAATTAAATTCAAAAAAGTCTTTTACTTTTTTTAATTGGTCTCTAAAAAATCTTAAGTCAATTAAATGACCTGAGATATTCAATGGGTTTGGTGTACCCGGTGCTATTACGGGTGGTAATATTTTTGATGCTGCTGATATTACTCCATTGTTGATATTTTCTATCGTTGGTCTCATAGCTCGTGCCATTGGTAAAATGTTCTCTGGTAATAATTGTGTATCACCATCTATATCATTTAGTTTTTTAGTTATATCTTTTTTTACTCCTGCTGATGTATCTGCTACTAATGATTTAGTTACAAGAGTTATTGCTTCACTATTTTTAATACTAACATTCTCTCCTTTAATAAATACTTTACCTTTTGCAAAAATACCAATATCATTTCTTTTAGCATTCAATACAATTCTATCAGAGTCAAAAATAATTTGTGGTTCTGAATAATCAATATCAAATCCTCTATTACCATCTACACCAGCTGTATTAACACTATATGCCTTTGGCCCTTCTGTTTTCGTAGGTTCTGAATATTCAAGTTTTTCATTGGTGGTCATTTGAATTTTAGAACTAATGGAATCCTCTTCAATGTCAGAACCCGATATATTTGCTTTAAGTTTTATGTTTGGTGAAAATACTTCACCACCTCTTTGATTACTACCTAAAATAATTGAGTTACCAAATCTACCTTCGACGACAGTGTCACCTTCGTCAAGAATTTCTTTTGATTGAAATGTATCTAAAAAATAATTACCTTGTCTATACTCACTCACATCACTACCTGAATTTAAAGGTGTGATATCACCACCATCAGTTGTATCCTCACCAACACTACTTAAATTAAAATTTTGAAAATTAACTTTATCAATATTTGTATTTAATCTACCAAAATAATATCTTTGTTGTGTGGCTTTATCACTAAACCCAAGAACTATTTCGCCAACTATTGGCATTTGTAATATGTTTGAGTTTAGTGGAAAAAATTCTTGTAGTTCACTTGGACTATCTCCGTGTTCTGAAAAAACATATCTACCGAGTATTGCGCCTGGTCCTGATAAATTTGGTTCAGTAGTATCTTCTGGACCCGTGTCACCTTGTGCTTCAGTTATAGTTGGAACCTGCCTAAATATATCCACCACTTCTACTGCTTCTAATTCATAGAATAAAGATTCTCCACCGAATTGAGCAAGTTTATTTTTTAATCCATCACTCGTTAGTAATTGATTATCTAAAGGGTTTGGTTCTCCACCACCACCTTTGTTAACTATGTGTGCCATTAGTTTCCTTTGTTTAAAGATTCCAAGACTTCGTCTTGTTTGTTTTGTAACTCTTGAACATCTGATTCTATTGCGTTCATCAATTGTTCTTTTTCTGCTTCTGATAAACCGAACTCATCTCCTGAATCCGATACTCGTTTTTCAGCTGCTGTAATTCTTTGAACGATAGTTGCTAACTTAA